GCAACAAGGTCGGAAGCAATTGTTTCGAGATCGCTCATGACACCAAGAGTATCGCTCCGAATCATACCGTTGTCGCTGTAGATTTTATCGACCACCGTATCAACAAGAACCAAATCAGAAGCAATCGTCTCAAGATCAGCATACGCAACGGTCTTGGCATCACCACCTGTAAAGTTGGCATTTGCGACACCGTCCCATCCACGAACCGACCACGATCCGTTACCTTCCGTGTCAACAACGTTCTTTGTTAAAGCCGTCCCAACATTGTTGAATAGTCCAGCAATGTCTATGTTGAGACACGCCGTTGTAATGAAGTTCACCACGGCGGTTGATGCTACACCGTAAAAGTCAACATAGATTCTTGCGGTATCAGCACCCACTAACTGGATAGGAGCTACACACGCATTACCTCCGATGTCACCCAGGTATTTCAAGTTGATGTCTAGATTATCAGCAGCAGCCGTTGTCAGAATAGCGGTAACAAACTCAATATCGTTGGCATCCTGCACTTCGACATCAACCTTACAGTTAGCCGCACTTACGACTATACCGGAAACCACCGAATCGATAGATGGAATGAGTATGACATTCTCAATACTACAAGAAGCCGCTGTCATGGTTATTGTGGAATCTAAGGCACTAAATGTGAATGTTGGGCGATATGCCCCTGTCCCCAATCCGATTACCCGAAGACCAATCTTATCCAGGGCGATCATTCCCGCCGTAGATACTGTCTCTCCATGGTTAGGCAACACATAAATAATGTCATTGTAGCTTGTCGTGCTCGCTACCGCTAAATCAATCGCTGCATCAAGCGTAGCAAGTGAGGTTTCCTTCGACCTACCAGAACGACCATCATCGCCATCGTCCTTTTCGCTAGGGCCGACATACCATATCTTTGATTTCTCAAGTAAGAAATCTCCTATGGGTCTAGAGGCTTTATTACCTCCGACGCTTAAAATTCGTTCACTCATGATAATTCTCCTTTGCAGAACCTCAACTTACGTTCCGCCAACTAACCTCTCTTAGTAATCCTCTAAGGTTTTATAGGGGCAGGCGGTAGAGATTGCCGCTTTTCGGGCTTAAGTCCCTATCCCCTAAACTCGGTTAATTTTATGCGGGTTCTGTCAGACCTGAGTGCCTCACATGCATCCTTCTGTTGGAACAATAGAGGTTCCCGCGCCATCTGGTGTCCGCTGTTAAAATATCGGGTTGTCCCAATATCGTCTTGGCATTCCAGACCGGTTTCGTGAAGTTGTAGTCTTTGTGTGAGCGCAACGACAGGAAATTCAGATTGAGCGCATCCAGATATCCGGTCGAATAACCCTTGTCGGCCACGATAACCGCCCCCTTGTGCATCATGTTCTGCCATCCTGCCGATACCATTTCAGTATTCGTGTATCTCTGCTGGGGATGGAGTGACCTTTCGTAACCGTCTACAAGAAGTTGTGTAGTGCAGCAGAAGTTTGGAAGCATTCCCTCGAACCCTCCCATGTCCGGTTCCCGGAAGATTTTCTGCATGACCTCAAAAGAGATTTCCTCTACTGTGGTAATTACGTTTGCCGCCCACGTAGTCATTTCAGCTTCATCAATCGAACCGTATTCAGTAGATGTCGTAGCGTTAAATAAATCACCGAGACCGTTGATACTGTTACCATCAGCGGCAGCCGCAATGACATCCGCAGCCATTTTGACTCTTGCACTTTTTTTGATTGATTTCATGTACTGCTTGGTAAGAGCGATTACCGCAGCATCTCCGGTGTTCTGGGTAAGGTCATCAAGATTAAGTGTGTTGGACCCATAAATACCTGCCCATCTGAAACGAGCGGCATCTATGATGCTGACCTTGGACTGGTTAATAACTGTAGTTGCTCCATAAGCCCCCGAATTGGAAGCCACGTACTCAAGTGGAATTTTAACCATAAGCCCGCCATCCACAATTTCGTGAGGTTGGACTTCCCAGTTATCCGCTTTTATTGCATTACCCATTAGTTTCCAGAGCAATGCGCTTGCTGTATTGAGAATATCCTGTGGTTCCGTCTGGAGCCAGTAATATTCAGTTGTTGCATTAAGTTGATTAATCAAACTCATTTTATCCTCCTGTGCGAATTAGCACAGGTCTATCCGCGGAGAGCATCTAAACTTGCTTGCATCCCCTTGTCTAAATCCGCGCCTATCGCTTTTGGTTGTTTTATTTGAGGTGGAGTCTGGCTTTTTGTAATGACCTTTCCGGTAGCATCAGTACCTTTGGCAAGTTCCACTATTCGTTTAAGTTCTGTATTTTCCGTTTCCAATGCCCTTGCCGCCTGTGCAGCAGTATCTCTTTGGATTTCACGGTATGCTACAAGTGGATCACTCATACCAGTGGTGTCTCTCGCGAGATAGTCTTTAATCTGCATCTGCATCTCGGGCGTGTTAAAATCAGGGTTCTCTTTGTAAAAGTTTGAATGTGTGGCTTTGACATCCCGTGTATTAAGCTCTTCTTTAAATGCCGCCGTTGCTGCCGACAAAGCCTCTTCCTTTGCTATCTTAGAGGCCAAAGCGTTTGACCTATTCATCAGGGTCATCAGGTCTTTATGATACCCGTCGTTATCGGGATCGAGTTTTGCCAGTTCGCTTTGAATATCTCCCATTTCTTTTGTATGATCGGGAGCATCGACCTTTACTTCAGGCGCAGGCTTGTTCTTAATATCCTCAATAGCCTGTTCAGCGAATGCCACTTGCTTACGCAATGTTCCTACTTCGTTACCTTGATTGTCGACCATAGCCTGCATGTTCGCTAATCCTTCTTCAGCAGCTTCTTTGCTTTTCCAAGAACCAAGATAAAACTCATTGCCTTCATCTTTTACGTCTTTATTTTCTTCAGTCATCGTCTTTCTCCTTTTCTTGGCCGTTCAAGATTTGTCCCCGGAGGGTCTTTCTCGGTTGTCCATGAAAGTTAATGGGTTAATAGTAAGTTTTGAGATTGTCCCGTGGGTCTCAAAACACCAAATAAAAAAGCCCGTGACCATAGCGCATTGCTACTAATCACGGGCTGTAATGTATCCTAATTACTTAGGGCTTATTGTACCGTATTATATATCTTCAGTTATGGAAATTTTTGGTTTTCCTCGAATACCTCCATTGTTTACTGTTATTTCAACAATAAAACTACCGGTTGGTTTCTTCTCCAACCACTTAATAAATCGCATTTTAACATCATTAAAGAGAATGTCAAGTTTTTTTTTCATCCGATTGGTTCTAACCTGTTGTCTTTCAAATATTTCCTATACTCGGTTCGGGTCTTTATAGTGCGTTCATAGTCCGGTTGAAGTACTTTAACGGCAGATTCCATCCAGGAAACATCATTATCGGTTCTTATCCCTCCTACCGATAGCACCTTCTTGGCTGTCTTACCGCAAGCACACGATATACATTCAGGACACATATCGATATGAAAAGGTAGTTCCTGTTCTCTGCCACACTCGCATAAAAAATCATATAAAGGCATTAGATTACTCCTTGTTGCGCTTTCGGCGTTCCGGTCTTTGCCGTCTTAGTTTCAGTTGTTTTCTTTCCTGCCTTCTCCCCACCAATTCCTTGATCTGGTTCCAGTAAATATTGTTTTAATTTCATGGCTTCCTCTTCGGGTAATCCGGCTTCTACGAGGAGCAGCAGGGCTTGATCTAGTTGGCTTTCGGCTGTACGTTCAATGATTTCCTGCCAGCCGGGGAAGTTTAAGTTTTCAAGCAATGCTCTTTGGTCAATCGCTTTAACTTCGTACAGATTAACAGCCATTTCTTGGATTTGCAGACTTGTTCTTGGAGTCGAAGATCCTGCTTCAATAACATAGGAGAACTTCCTCCCGGCGTAATTAACTCCCCTAAATGGAATCATATTATCCGCAACATTCACCATTTCTGTTCTTGTTCCAAAGTTCTGCATAAGTCCTATACACCACTTTGATCTCTGTTCGGCTAAATAATCAATGGCGGATGTCTTGGCTTGCATTAAAACTTGATTACGTTCCTGGAGGGCTACAATGGCACTTGCCGCGATAACTCCTTTTGGAGCTTGCCCCCTGTCTGCGTCTTCGATAGTATAAACTCTATCAAAATAACGTGTGATTAAATCCAAGACCTGAAAGAAGGTTGCCGGAAGATTGGGTATCTGCATGAATTCTATACGGGCGTTAGGAATAGTCGGCATTAAAACCAGCCTTCCTGCCTTTGTTAAACTCTCTTCGATCATTGCCCTGGTAATTCCGCAATGCTGTTGCACGACCAAGGGCGGAGCCATGACGTTGATTACATAATTGATTAACTTTGAAACAATCTGGTTGATTTTTGTGATTAAATCGCCTACCTGCTCCGCAGCGGCGAATCCCCAAATAGTCACCAAGTCTTTATATGAATTGGCGACATAAACCGGAAGTCTACCCCACGGGTGGGTTGTTGATGCAAGTTCAATTTCTAAGTTTGGATTGATATTCGGATTGGCACTGTCGTCAAGGACCATATAACCACTTTTCTCTTTAGTCTTAGAATCACCCTTGGCCTGAGTAATTGTAATCTTCCTAACGCCATCAGGATATACCGAAACTTTACGGGTAATCTGTTCAAACAACTCTTGCCCGTTTTCGTCAACTTGGGGATATCCCCGTTCATCTAAAACAGGGTTCTCTTCCTTTTCTGTTCTTGTGCTATTATCCCTAACCCATACTTCAATAATCAAACAGCGTTCAATTTTCTTATCCGAAACATCGGCCTTATTTCTGGTTGGGATTAGAGCATCCGCATAATTTCCGGTCTTGGGTTGAATGGTTGTCTTATATTCTTCTCTGACTGCCCCCAGTAATTCATAGGCACTGTCCTGCAATACTCCTGTGACTCCAAATTCACTCTCTACCTTATCAACGAAGTCAAGATATGCAAAACAGATATACGGAGCTTCTTCTGATATGTTCTCCCAGTTCCCAGGTGCAGGAAAGAACGCAAAGGGATCGGTGGTTAATATATCCGGCTGGTGTTGGACTTTGTCCCATACAGGCTTTTCGGGTGTTACCCCGTATATCTCCATTGCCCTGGCGCTTATTCTGGTCTTCTGCTGTTGGGCTGTATCCTTCCACCACTTCTTTAGTTTTACGGACAGGATTTTTTCAGCACCATCTTCATAACCGTCAAGGTCAACAACTTCTCCGGTGGGATTCCTCGCTGTTATATTCGCAACCGTCCTTTCAACGTTCGAGAAATAGAGATTCACAGGTGTGCTTGATTTGAGTTGCTTTGTGCCAACGAGAGATTTGCCCCGGTATAAACTGTAATTTGCGAGGAAGTCATCGTTTTTGCGTAATCTCTCCTTCTCGGCGGCGGCTATATCGAAAAGATTATATGCAAATTCAGGAACATCCTTGTGCCCACGGGGAGGTATTTTCTGTAGTGACCATCTATCGTTTATCATTTTCCTGCTCCTTATGTGACCTCTTGTGCGAACCTAACCCTAACATAGACTTGCACGCCTTCCCGCAGACATCACAAGTAAACTCTGTGGGTTCAACAAACTCTTCTGGTTTCTCTTCTGGTTCGAGGACTGTCAACTTACCCTTAGGTGCAAGTGGAGCAGCACAACCCGGGCAGATCATTAAACTACGTGGTGTTGAACTTGTGTTCTCTACGTTATCATCATACGTGTTCCATCGCCACTTTTTCCATGGGTCAATCAACTCTGCAAAATTCCCCTTGGGTGTTTCATCTGGTTTGTAGTGTTCTGTGGTGATGTGGCGAACCTTTTTACAATTCGGGCATTTTATTTTGAGTCCTTTCATTACCCACCCCCTCTAAGTGATTTCAAAAACGTCGCCGTCTTTTTCAAAACGTGTTCTTCTTCTGGACCAGGTTCCTCAGTTCCGGGAAATTCTTCTGCATCATCGGTGCTAATATTAAAAACCTCGCCCTTCGTCTGTCTGCCGGTAAAGGTTTCATTGGGGAACGTTGATTTTCCTTTAAAGACCAACCATCCGCCTACTAAAACTCCCAATAAGCCAAGCATCACACCTGCACATATTGAAATCATGACCATAAAAAATTCAGACATTCTCTCCCTCCGCCACAAAAATGTTTTCTCCCGTTTCCCCCATCCAACTGCAATGCGTCAACAGGCTGTGTACCAACCCACCAACCGCAAATACAGCCGGACACCCTTTCCTAAACTCTCTCAAGTGGTTCTTTAAAATACCGCAACCCCCGAAAAAGAATCTTACCTTATCAGGAAGCAAACAAGATTTCAAGCTCCGAATATAATTGTCAAAGACTGTCGCATCATACATGTCTACCGACGGAGTGATTAGAATAGCATTCTTGTCCCCACCTTGTCGAATCAAATCCTCATTCCTCAACGCTAAAGTCGTTATGAATCTTTCGGGATCACCAAACCAAACCCCTAAAAGCTCCGGTTGAATTCCAAAACCATACTTCTCTCTCAACTCAACGGCCTTTGCAAGCAATGTTCCAACATCCTTTGCCTCGGCTTCGGCCAACAACTGAAACTTGGCGTTCAGGGGATTGTAGTGATCTAAGGCAGTATCCGGCCTTACCACCCCGACTATCGCCACATACCCCGGTTGCTCGATCTCTTTCTCTGAAATTTCTGTGGGCCAACCAATACACCCGTACAAATTATGAAAGAGTTGATTGGTTTCTGTATTCTCGAACCAGTATGGTCGCTCAACAAGGGGTTGCCCTGTGAT